GTAGATAATATTAAAATTATCTATGTGCCAGAATCAAGAATGGTTCACTTTAAACGTGGTGATGACGTTTACGGTCAATCAGTATATGCTGGTTTACTATTTATTGCTAAAGTATATCTTGCAATTCTAATGAATAAGTTTATTAATAAAGTTCTAAGATCTTCAGATAGAAGAGCTTTTTATATTGAAGTAGGATTAGATGAAGATATTGAAAGTGTAGTACAGTCATTTATTAGAGATTTAAGAACTAAAGATTTTAAAATGTCTAATTTTAATAATATAAATAATATCATTAGTCAGCCAGGATACTTTGCTGATTACATGATTCCTAAGATAGATGGAGCTTCTCCTATTGAAATAGATACAATTCAGGGCATGCAAGAAGATGTATCTGGAGACGACTTTATTGATTTCTTAGAAAAGAAGTTAGTAAGTGGTTGTAATGTACCTTCAGCTTTTCTTAATATTGCACTAGATGAAATGGAATTTGCTAGAACCATATCTATGCAGAACGGTTTATTTGTAAGGTTCATAGCATCAGAGCAAAGAGGAATTACTCCTCCTATTAATAAAGCTATGAGAATATTATATAAACTTTCATTTGAATGTGATTCTAATGTTCTTGATAATATAAGTTGTGTTTTACCACCACCATCATTTCTAAATATGTCTATAATTGGTGAACATCTTTCTGCTGTTACTGAAGTAATAGATAAGATAGTTGAAATAGTAGCAAAGGAAGATGAGCCTGAACCTATTAAAAAAAGTTTAAAGTATAGCCTTACTACTGAGATGATGCCATCAGTAGATTGGAAACATATTAATGAGCTACTATCAAAATGTAGATCTGATTTTGAAGCAAATCCTGATGTAAAGTCAGACGATGATAGTGCTGAAGAAGAAGAATATGGTTTAGATTAAAATTAAATAAAAAAGCTATAACTCTTAGAGTTATAGCTTTTTTTATATTTGTTAAGCAGCAGACCCACCACCAGCGGGAAGATCTTTCCCACTAAATGGGAACTCTTCACTAATTGAAGATTTAGCATTTAATATTTCAGCGACTCCACCATTAGCAAGTGTATCTACTTTTGGATCATATTCAGCTTCTTCTCTAAAGTAATAAGTAGTCTTTAATAACTCAACTGCAAGTTCATGAACTTTAGGAGAAATATGGAAATTTCCCTTAAAATCAATATCAAGATCAACTAAATCATGACTACCCTTATCATAATTCAAATGACTACCCATTGGGTGCTTAGTTGGAAATACTGCGTCCCAAAAACATGCAAATTCAATATTCTTCTTTTCTACGTTATTAGCATCAGGTCGAGTTACAATATATAGCATTTGACCCGTGTGATTCTTAGCAGCATAATCACAATTAAACTGACGAGGATAAGTTGCAATTCCACTCTCAGGATCACGAATACCTGATGTCCAAGCTGCGAATAAGTTTCTTACTGGTGAACCTGAAAACTCTTGCATCTTAATAGTGAATTCAGCATTACCCTTTTTAGTAGTAGTAGGAACATGTGATTCTTGAGCGGTAAATCCATGTGACTGAGTAGCAGTTTCAAGTTCAATATCACTAATACCACTAAGAGAATGGAAATTTCTCTCTAGAAATTTCGCAACAACCCCACCACCACCTGCAGCTCCACCAAATATTTGTTCAATCCAGAATGGAATTTTAACCCAAATAATAAATGCGTAACCTTGAACAAAAGGATCCCAAGCTAATTGCTTGTAGTTCATTGATCCTTTAAAAAACTCTTTTTCTTTAACAAGACTATGGTCAAATACTCTAATTTGATTAGAAGGTAAAAGCATATTTTTTAATTGAATGCTTTATAGCACTCAAACTCCTTTCATTTGATTCTAATATTATGTTAGTGAGAAATACTAGAGGATAAATTTTAGTCTATCCTCTAGCATATACTCTTTTATTAGTTATCTATTAACGTACAGATCAATAAGATTCGTTCAATTAGGTCTGTAAATACCATACCAACTTTAACTCGAAGAATCTTCTGTGCGAGTTCATAAGCTCCAGCGTAAGCTGACCCTGAGATAGTCTTAAGAGCTTTATTAGTTACCCATTTCTGTAGAACATTCTGATTTAGATTTCTATTATAGATGCTAATAGTATCTGCATCATTATACTCGTGTTTGTAATCTTCTGAGAAGATTTCAACTTCACGTTTAATTCTAAGAATGGTTCTGACATTACAAATATCAGATAATGATGAAGTAAAGTTTTGAGAAGTTAGCTGAGAGTCAAAGTAGATTCGATCCGGGTCATCTCGAATATAGTTAATCTGGCGTTTATAGAGTTCTTCCATCCAGATTTCATTAGGACTCCAGGAGATTTCCATACCATTAATAGTACCACGGCGTGGTCCTACGAAGTTCTTCTGAATTCCATAGAGATTATCATTGGTAGGAATTTTTGAATGAAGGAGATGTGTTGAAGTAAATCGTACATCTTTACCTGTGTATTCATCATACTTAATTCCATCTTGAGTAAAGAGAGCAACTTTGAAATTACTTACGCGGAAGTCTTGCTGTCGGTAAGTAACTGCTTGAGAAGCATTAGCTAGTAAGCCAGTATCAGCGATAAACATAAAGTCATCGCGAATATTAATTACTAGTTGATTCATAGCTTCTTTTACATCTTTATCATAGTTAGAATCCATTACTAGATCAATAGGATGCTGCTTTTTGTTAAGAAGAGAATCATCAAGGATACCCTTGTAACCCATGATATAAAGGCTCTTCTGAGTAGCATTCTTTAATGTAGCATTTGAATCATCAAGATCACCATCACTACCAGTCATAAATGGCAGATATAGGTTGTAATTTCTGAGAAGCAGGTAATATGTATCTAGCTTAGCATCATCTCGTCGAAGCTTAGAATAATCAATTGCATTCTTCATGGAAGTTTCAATAATAGCTTTTAGGGTAGGAGTATTTGCTGCTAATACGATTCCACTAGATTCAAATACAGAGACGAGAATGCTATTAATGGCAGTATCTACTTCAGTTTCACTTTCCTTAAGTACAGCAAGTTGAGTTTCAAGACCGGCTAGAACAAGAGCGTCTTTAGCTAAACCTAAAGCACTTTCAGTATTAGCAACTGCAGTATTTACTAATGCAGGAATTTCTGATGCTAGTAAATAAGGATCAGTAGCTAGATTATAAGATGCTAAAGCTGTATTGTAAGCAGCAGTTGCAGCAGCAATCTTAGCATCAGCTGCAGCTTCACTTGTAGCCTGAACGCTAGAAGCAAACCAAATTGCCTTTTTAGCTACAGCTAATGAACTATTTACAGCTAGAAGTTTGTCTGTATCACTATTAGTTTTAGCGACAGTAAGAGCTGCTTCACTAGAGATTACCCGACCGCGTTCTGCAGCAGTTCGAATTGAGACGATTTCATATGCATCAAGCCCTGAAGTAATATCATAGATATTTACTAGGGTATTTAATGTAGCTTCAGTGTCTCTAACTGCTCTAGAATAATCTAGTGACTTAAGCATCTTTTTAACAAGATCTTTTAGCTTATCCTTAGCATAATCAGCAGCTAATTTTAGAGCATCAAGATTTTGCTGTTTTACATCTGCAGGAGAATCAGGAGTTGTATTATAAACACCTTCTGCAGTAGTAAGACTGGTAAAAGATAAATTCCATGCATCTAGAGCAACTTTAACTTCGCCTGACTCTAGAACATAAGTACCTTCATCATCAACAACCTTAGCTACTAGATCCATAGCCGTTTGGAAAGCATTATTTCTAAAACGGTTAAGGATATACATCTGATTATCAACTGAAATTTGCTTTGATTCATATCGAGAAACGCGGTTGCCGTTATCGATAGAAACTACAGCCTGTTCAATTTCATCATCTGCATCAACGATGTTTAATTCACTAGTGGGAAGATGACTATCATCATACTTAATTAATGAACGGTGAATGTCTTCATCCTTCTGAGTGGTTGGATCAAAATATACTTCTTTATTTTCATAGCTGTCAAGACGAGTCTGACCACCAATGAAATCAAGAACTCGGGGATTGACATGAGGATTAACAATTTCACCAAGTTTGAAGTATTCATCTTCATTAAATTCTACAGTATAATATTCGCTATATTTCTCAAGAACGTCCTTGATAAACATAGACTCATTATTATTTGAAACTGCATCAGGATCAAAAGATACAATAAATGGACTTTCAACTGACTGTATAGAACCATCTTCGGTAATCTCTACAGCTTCAAAGTCGTAAAGTCTAAAAGGATAGGTATTTTCGAGACCAGTATTTAGTCGAATATAGAATCCTAAATTATTATATCCTTTACCACGTCCCTTGGGCTTAAAAGTACAAAGGCAGTGATTTTCATATCCATCAATGGTATCAAGTTTTGCTCTATTAAGTAATTCAGTTTTAAGGGCTTCTTTACTAGTGTTATTAACACCAGTGTAGAATACAGTAGTTCTTAGTGATACATCAGGTACTTCTACAAGTGCATCTTCAATATCATAAACTTGCTTAGTAGTAGCTTTAGTTTGGATATTGATAGTAGCATGAGCATAACCTGCATTTGTTGGTAGAACTCTAAGAACATCTACACTGCCACCAGACATTAGCCATTCAAGAACGTCATATCCAGGTTGACCGTGACGTTTAATATCTGGAGTTCCATAATTAAATAGATACTCAGAAGGTGATGTCATTCTGCGAATTACGTTATCTTCACCTTTGTCAGATACTAAAACTTTAAAAAGTAAAGTAGTTCCTTGTGAGGTCACAAAAGTAATCGATTCATCAATTATCTTAGCATGAGTGTGTGGATGAATATATTCCATATTAATCAGTTAAGCTTTCAATTACTAGTTGAAAGCTCCTCCTTTCGGAAAATATATAGACTTACAAGTTTAATAAGTTGTTTTTTACTAGGATAGAAAAAATATTAAATTTTAAAAAGTAAATCTAACTTAACAGTTTTATTTGTTAAGCTAGATTTATATTTTAATTTGAAATCCATACATTACATGTAGTAATTCCAGAAGTAGCAAGTAATAATCTACCATTAGGAAGTTGATAGATAATATTTGAAGCATTTCCTATATCAGTTAGTACTACTTCATAGTCAACAAAATTAGTAGATCTTTTAAGGACTGTTAATTCATTAACAAATGAAATATTCTCATTTACAACTTTAAATACACTACAATTAATTTGAGATCCAAATCGATGTAAAATTTCCCATGTATGACCAGCATCTAGAGATTTTCTAATAGTACTTCCAATAATTTCTGGTATAAGAGCATATGCAGTACTATTATAAGAATCTACTAAAGATGTAGGATTTCCATCGGCAGAAACTTCTAGTATTCTAGGGCAAACAGAAGTTAATTGATTACTGCTAATATGAATATGAGCATTTCCAGTTTGTCCTGTACCAAAGATAATATCTTGGTCTGTAATTTTAGTAATACTAGCAACCCACCCATTCAATCCAGAATCCTCCATCTGAACTGTTCTAATAGAAGTTCCAGTTGCAAAATTTATTAAATATGCTGTACCTCTACCAGTTCCACCACCACCAACAGCATATGTATCATTTAAATTTATTAATGCTTTACAGTATAAAGCTGCTGTTCGAGTCCAATTTTCACCATTATTAGTACTTCTCCAAATATAATATCTACTTCCAGCTAGTAAAGTGCCATCAATATTTTTTGCAAATGAATAAAAAGTATCTGATGTTGTATGAGAAAGAGTTGCTTCATGAAAAGTTATTAAATCATCACTATAGAATATTTTAGCAACACCTGCAAAAAAAACTCTTCCATTATTTTCCATTATACTGTTTATTCCAGTAGTTCCTACTTTAGCTAATGGAGACCATTCAGTTCCAGGATTATTTGGTTTTACTAAATTCATTGAGTTATTATTTATTTTAGTAATCATAAATTTACTACCTTTACTTTTTAGCAGGAGTAATTCTTAATTCCCAATCCATAATAGTTTTAACAAGTAATTTTGCACACTCAATTCTAAATTCATTAGACTTTAGTAATTCACATTCTTTATGGTTTGTATAAAAACCATATTCAACTAAAATAGATGGCATCTTAGGTGCATTTAACATGTAGAAATTAGTTTTACTATTGTCTTCAATTCTTCTAAGACGTATAGTATTTTTAACTAGAAAGTGCTGCATATTAGTATATAGTAAATTTGCTAATGCTAAACTTTCTTTTTCCTTTTTAGTAGAATAGAAAATCTCAAATCCATTACCACTATTCCATTCATTTTTATAAATAGTTTTTACTGTACCATCAGGATTTTTTAAATACTGTGGAGGATTAAAAGCATTAGCATGTATAGAAATGCAGATATCACCCTTACTATTATTAGCAAGTACACATCTAGCACTTAATGATTTATCAATAGCATCATTTTCTCTAGTAACTATTACTTTAATAGTAGGATTATCTTTTAATAACTCTTTAGCCTTAGTCACAATATCCTGATTAAATTCATATTCCATTAATGAACTATCAGGTGATCTTTTGCCTGAAGTATTAATGCCATGACCGGGGTCTAGTATTACAACCATAAAAAATCCTTTCTTATTATTAATACTTAATACAGAACATAAGGGCTACGTTGCGAGGACGAACTCTAGTATAATTTGGTTGGTAAGTTTCAGACCAGGATGAAGTTGCAACAATACCCTTCGTAACAGATCTGGCAACTCTAACATCATCATCATTAGTTGGAGTAATTTGCGTTCCAGGATATATAATTTTTTGATCATTTGTTGACATCATGTGTGGAATCTGAGACCCGTCTTGCCAATTACCTAAAGCTCGAGCACTCTCATTGGCTACAGTCTTCCCGTGTGCCCATCCTCTGATAAACTCACCTCTTAAGTCAGGTATAGTAAAAGTAGTAGACCCATTCCCACTTCCAAAGGTAGTACCTATAGCTGCAAATAAATTAGCATAGGTAGTTCTACTAATAGTACTACCATTACATTCCAGCCAGCCGGTAGGAGGAATAGACATAGCATAAGGCATGACTGCACCAGGAGCAGCTCCACCCATACTAGAGGGAAGCAGGCCATTCTCACCAAGTGTAGCTACATTAGTTGGTAATTGTGAACTGTTTAATTTAGCATTAACATCTAGAGTAGCAACACCACTAGCAATGCCTTTTTCACCTGCATTAAGTACTCTAGTATGGTCTGTAGTTAGTGCTTTAATACAATACATGAGGGCTACGTTGCGAGGTCTAGTAGTAAAGGTAGTTTCACCTGTATAACTATCACTAGGCGCTACTGCGGTTCGGATATTTCCAATATCTGCTATAGAGTCGTAATTACTTATTGTAGCTTGGGCTTGATATCTAGTATTGGCATCTTGTGAAAATCTAGGCATTTTTGTAGCATCTTGCCAACTACCTAAAGCTCTACTACTTTCATAAGCTACAGTCTTACCATGTGCCCAACCTCTAATGAACTCACCCCTTAAATCAGGGAGTTTAAAAGTAGTACTACCATTACCTGCACCAAAAGTTTCACCTATAGCTGCAAATAAATCAGCATATGCGGTTCTACTAATTTCACTACCATCGCACTCTAACTAATCTACCGGGGGTGTTTGCATAGCAAAAGCACTAACAGTTCCAATGGGAGCACTAGAATACATAATCATTTGAGGAAATCCTTTCGTAAAACACTTACCATTAACTAATAGTATTTTACCGTTTTTTAGAATTAAAGTATCCATATTATACCATACCTTTTTTAAAAGTTTTTATTAATATTTAATATTTTTTTCTAATGGAGAAACTTTTTCTTTTACATTTTCTCTATTCATATTAACAGATGCAACTATAGCATCATGTACTCGCTCAAATATTAATGCTGTAAATGTAGATGACAATTTAGGTATATCTCTTATATTAACAATTTTAAAATCATCTTTAGTATAATTATTTTTTCCGGCAAACATCCTAAAGGTTGTAAGAGGATTTTTCTTTAACCTGCATAATTCAGCAATAGTAATTTCTAATAATACAGATTGAGCGTTTAAATTTGATCTACTAATTGCCATAGCATTATGATATAATCCAGGAATTTCTTCATATGCAACACTACTAGGAAGTTTCCCTAGGTTTACCATTTTAATTAATTTTACTACTGAGCTTGCAGAAGCTATAATATTTAAATTGTCTAAAATAATATCATCTTTTGAATATGTAAAAACATGATATTTTTCTTCATCATCACCTTCTAACTTTAAGGACTTTTCTGTAAAGTCATAAACGTTAATATCTAAGTCCACAGGCATATTTAGCAGGTGAAGTTTTCCAGTTGATTTTTCATTAGTAAAAATTTTAAAGTAGAATATTCCTAAGGTTTGCATTTTTGCACCATAGATATAAGCAATTTCTTTATCATCAGAAGATTCAAAATATTCTGAAGGAATATATATTTCCATTTTATATGCATCAAGAACTATTTGATTATCTTTTTCTAAAAAGAAACTAAAAAGTGCTTTATTGTTCATAGCATGTATCAATCCTTGTTAAGCAACTTATATAATTGTTAATTTATAGCTATACAGATATTTTCTGTATAGCTATAAATTAAACTATTAGGCATTAAGAAAGAGTTAAATTTTCTTCAAAATCATCACTTCTATCAATTAAATTTTTAATACCTTGAATAAAAGTTTTTTTATCTTCTAGATCTTCAGGAGTCATTTCTTCCTGATTTTGTTGATCTGAAAATTTATAGATGTTAATAATAATATTACTAACGTATAATGCACAGGAATCTAATTTTGTTTGTTGAGCGTAATTGTAAAATCTAAATAGAAAAACCCTTACGAATTTATTATATGGATCTTCTAATAGATTAAATAAACACTCTTCTAGTTTTGAAATATCATAAAATGTATACTTTTTTGCTAATGAAAGTTTCTTTCTAATGTCTCTATAAATATTAGCATACTCAGTTTCAGTTGGCATTTTATAGTTACCGTAGTAACATCCCTCACCTAAGAGGTTATATAACTTAATTGAATCTTCGTATATAGCAATTAATGAATCAAATCTATTTTGTAAAACTTTATTATTAGCATTTTTAGGATCTTCTTTTTGTTTCTTAAGCTCTTCTATAATATTTCTTCTACCGGCTTTTTTACCGTCATATAGTGTCTTAAAGAACTTTTTTCCTTCTTCTTGAAAGTCATTAAGATCTTTTTTAATTGATTGAGCTAATTTATCTTTATCAACTATACCATTTTCATCTTTGAACTGATCTAAATCAGATTCTTTAGATAATACTTTAGGAAATGGCATGTCTTTTAAGTTTTCATCTTCTTGTTCTACGGAATCAACTTTTTCAGTTTCTTGTATTAATTCATCAACTATTTTTTCTTCATCAGCAACCTGTAGAATTTCTTTTTCTTCTGAAATAGCAGGAATTTCATTTATCGTATTATTTTCTGTCATAGTAGTAGTTCCCTTTGATATAGATAAAAATCGTAATACTTAATTATATTTTCATTCACTTTTTAAATCGTTAAAAAATATTTTAGCTAGTCTTCCTTCAATTTCAAATATAATTTCAGTACTTAGATTCTCTATATTAAAAAATCTTTTGATAAACTTACTCCCTAGCTCAGCATATG